AACACAATCATCGCCTATGTATGTATCTTCGTAAGACGGCTCATATTCTTCGCCACAATAAGGACAGATGATATTCTCGTCATCTTCATAATTCCAATAACTACTGCTCATTTTTTTCTCCTTTCAAACGCACCAGTTTCCCAGTGCAGAATTTGTTAATATTTAATATCAAATCCACCCTTTTTATTTACCCAGTCGATAGCTTCTGCGTATGTAATACCATTATTCTTTAGTACATAAAGCAAATTATGAAATTTAGGATGTGTATTTTTTAATAATTCAAATCTACCTTTTCCTTGCTTTTCTAAATGGCATCCAAAACCACACAAAACACAGCCTGTTCTTTGACATTTTGTTGTTCGCAATAATGCTCTATTGTCGTTGAATATCCCATAATCAAAAAATGATATTTGGTTTTCACATTGTTTCATAGCAGTATAATCAACAACTACTTCTCCGTAAACAGAACATATAGGTAACTTATTTTTTACTATATACCAAAGTACATCCTGCTCCGTCCAAAATGACATTGGATTACTTTTTGGGTTTTTGCTTTCAAACGAATTGCATCCATGTTTTATCCAATTGCTTTTCCTTAGGTTGCTTTCGTAGGCCATAGTTGCAATAATAGGTTTTCTTCTAGTTTGCAATTCATATGTATGAGCCGGATTTTTTTTCATTACCCGACAACACTTATTAGATACATCAAAAGGTGCATTTAACATAAATAAATATCTTGACTTATCATACATAGGACCAAAGTCATCACATTTTAAACCGAATAGCTGTTTAACTCTGACGGGTGCTCTCAATATCTCACTGGGGATATTCCCAGTTCTTAAGTTTAGATAAGCTATATTTTCTTTGTCTTTTCTTCTATCTATTCCAATCAAATCGGCTATTCGATAGGCAAACGGAATAATACTTTTTCCATCTTTCTTTTTTTCCGTAAGTATTGCAATGTATTTTCTACTATCAGAAATGCATTCTGATATTTCTTTTGAAAATAATGGAAATCCATACTTGCTACATACTTCTGCAAATGAAATTTTCGGTTTCAAAATTTCAAGATTGTCAAATGTCATAGCAAATTGTTTTAATTCTGGATATTGTGTCGGAACATCCACAAATACAAGCGGGATATTCCTATATCCGCAAACCACTCTGACTATGTGTGCCAAAACAGTGCTATCCTTTCCACCACTAAAACTTACATAAACACCATCTTCACCAAACTGATTTACCCAATCATCTATTCTCCTTTTTGTCATTTGTACTTTATCGTCCAATGACAAGGATTGCATCTGGTAAAGGTCTGTAATTGTATGTCTATTTGCCATGTAATACTGCTCCTTTCTCTATGTCTCCTCCATTTCTTAAATCCTCCCAAAACAATTCAATAAGTTGCACTTTTTTTACTGAGGTGACTGAACAGACATATATAAAACATGAGTTTTAACAATAGGAGGCAACGCCATGAAACAAACATTTATAAAATGGCTTAAGAAATTGGAAGATTTTTATTTTTTCCATATCCGAAAATATTTGAAAAATCCAAAGGTGGAATTCTTTACATATTTTTTATACACACTAGCAGAATCCATTCCATATGTTCCAATTCAAATTCAATGGATTTTAACTTTAATAATTAATCTTCCTTAATTTCTTTGTAGATGGCGACCATTCGGTCGCCATCTGCTTTACCACTCCGGTTCCACATCAGGTGCCTTTGGCATATAGCCATCCTCAATCTCAATTTTTCGCAATGCATATCGCATGCTTATTTCTTTATCATCCCATGCATACGCATAGCCATCTGGAGCAAATGTACTCTTACATTTTCGATTACAGCGGTCTATAATCGTTTGATAACTCATGTAATTCTTTCTTGCCGCTTCCCGCGCTGACGAGTACACTTCTACCACTTCACCATTACAATCTATTTTTGCAACTGGTTGTCGGCGGCTCTTTGCCCCCGTGCGTTTACCCAGTTCACGTTTGCTTATGTATGAAATATTCTGTATATGGTTTTCATATTGACATCCGTTTTTGTGGTATGCCACATGTCCCGGCGGCGGAACTCCTAGAAATGTTTTCGCAATCAACTGCATCACAATTTCTTCTCTGCTCTTTCCATCCCTGGTTAATTTAACAATCATCCTTTGGCTTCCACTCATATGCTTGTGATATGGTCTTAGCAAGCGTGTTTTTCCTGATGGATACACACGCCGAATATTTCCCTCTGTATCCGCTTGATACTTTCCATCATAACCGGGAATGTCCTTCCATGATTCTTTCATGTGCCGCTTTCCTCCTCATAAAACTCGTGACTTCCGTCAACCACCTTTTCTTCCTCCTCATCCTCAAACGACCAGCCATACAGCCGAAGTACCTTATAGCCATCCATTAGAGCCTGACCGTTCTCTTTGTAATATGTTCCATTATATTTAACCAACTCAGTTTCGTTCATTACTACATTAAGCATCACTAACATCTGTTGAAGTATACTCAGTTTAGCCGCCTTTTGTGATGCTTCCTTTTTTTCTTCCTTTGTACATGCATAAAGAGGTTGTTTGGTAAAGAAACGGCTAAGTTGTGATGGAGCGAGATATGACTGATTCAACACAAGCGCACTCCACAATGCATCCTTCACCTTTTCCTCATCCTTTATCTGGGCAATTCTCCCCTCAACAATATCAGTCACAAAGAGCCTGCGGCGTTCATCTAACTTTTTCAGAACATCTTTCATATATTTCTTATTTGCTTTTTGTTCCTTTTCCTTCTGTTCTGCCGGTGTCAGTTTTTTCTTGACTGCCTTTTTCTTCCTAACGACATCAATCTCAATCCAATTAATATAATAATAAAGTTTTTCATCCTTCTTATTTTTTAACCGGATACTCTCTGGCACCTCGTCATTCATTCGGAAACTCTTTACCTTCTCCCATTTATTTCCGTATTGTTCCCTTGCATACTGTTTCGGAGCTTCAACCACGCCCAATTCTTTCAGCATTTTAACTATGGCATCTGTTTTCTTCTGTCTCTCTTTTTCTCGTATGTACGACTGAACTTTAGCAACTAAATTACGATTGTCCGTGGCTTCACGGAGAATCTTATTCCGTTCTTCCACATCCTTAATACGTTCCAGTTCGTAAAGGTCTTTCAGGGACAGTTGAAAATTCTTATCCTGCTCTTTGTTTTTCAGCTCGTCCTGATCCAGTTTGGCAATGTTCAGCCGATGTTTAATTGTCGTTTTGCTAAAACCAGTCTTATCCGCAATCGTGTCTTCTGTCTCGCCCAAATCAAGCATCATCTGAAATCCCTGCGCCTGCTCCCACACCGTCAGGTCTTCACGCTGCATATTTTCTTCCAGCATGATAGAAACCTGCTCTTTTTTGGATATCTTGCTAACAATCTTGCAAGGGACCGTCTCTATACCTGCCAGTTTGGCTGCTGCCAATCGTCTATGTCCGATTATTACATGAAAATCACTGGACAAAGATTCTGTATCCGCGTCCGGCTGTTCCTCCGGTTCTTCTGTCAAGGCTGGCAAAGGAATTACGGTCAAGTTCTGCATAACGCCCTGCTTCTTGATCGATTCTGCAAGTTCCGTTACATCCCCGACATCTTTTCTCGGATTATCCGGATGTGGGTAAATGTTATTTACGTTTATCATTACAATTTCTTTTCTGTTCTGCATTGTCTCATCCTTTCCACTAATTACTTTTTTCCAACATTCCTTGTGCAATTTCTGCATACGTGAAGGATTCACGTACACTTCCAACTTTGCATAGTGCATGATTTCTATATAGTTTTAAAATTCTGACCGGCACTCTTTTTTCCCGTCCATCTTCTCTTTCTCCCAAAGGTGCCGGCTTATACACATACACCACATCACCTTCCGTTAAATTCATACGTTGTGGTTGCAAATCGCGTTGAAAAAGCACTCCTTCTTTTTGTTTGCGTTCCTTGTGATTCGTCTTCACTTAATCATCTCCTATCCATCGAATCAAATCTTTTAATAACTCAATAACTGCCCTTTTTATATCTTCTTTCATTCATGCTCTCCTTTATCCTCCCGGCTTATAACCGGGAGGTTTTAACATGGCTTGCTTGTCCGTGATATTTAACAAACCAGAGGTGTCATATATAGTTTTTTCCGAAAATCCTCATGAAATCATCATGGGACCCACATTCAGATTCAAATATCTTTTGCCCTGCTGCCTTGATTGCCATATCAACCGTTTTATTTTTATGAACGGCATCCTTTCCGTTTCTGTGGCAACGCTCTCCACAAATATGAATTTTAAGTCCATACTTTTCCGAGAACTTTCGATTTGCTCCACCAAACACATGATGTTCTTCCAAACCACATGGATCCGCTATCCGATTTCTTCCACACAAGTAACATGTGTCCCAATCCATCTGCATAATTGACTTTGCCATCTTTATTCCTCCTTATCGGTCCTCCATTACTGTATACTGTCTTTCTCTCATTCTCTGATGCAAATACTCCGTATACTCATGTTTTGAACACCGTTCTACTTTGACTTGTTCCATCTCTTTTGATTTTTTATAAAATGTTGACCAAAGTTCACTGTATGCGTTTCCATCAGCACTTCCTTTTTTTGCCATATGTTCGGCATACGCATTGTCCAAATGAATTACTACCTGTGCGGACGTGTTCATACACTGTATGGCATCCACTACTGCCCTTGCACTCAATTTTTGGTATGAAATATCATTCCATCCTGCCATATGAGCTTTCGCATATTTTTTTCCATTTATTTCCGTAACAAGAACAATTCCATAAACTCCATGTCCTCTCGTTACTCTCCCGGTAAACTAGGATGTTATATAAATATCTACTCTCATGATGGCGACCCCCTCCTTCCATCATTCTTAACCAGAATATATCGTAGGAAGTTCCAGCCGGTCAGTTCTGATATACCCGAACACACTGTTCGCTTATCTAGCCAATAACCTTTTCTTGTACCCGGCTCCTCCCGAAAATATCCTCTGTTTTTTACTATTTTCTTTTTTGTCTCCGGCCGAAAAAGATTTTTGCTTCTTGTCCAGGCTCGGCCTTTCCCTCCAAGTTCTCTGAAGCGAATGGTATATTTGGCAAAATACTCTGCCAATTTCGAATACTGCCCCGTATTATCTAATGGTCGTATATCAATACGTCCATGTTTCCACGCTTGCCGAATCCACTCTACCGGCACCTGATTCATCACCATATGATGATGCAGTGCACCACGAACTCCAACTTCCGTTACCACTATGTATTTGCATATCTCTTTTTCTTTTTTCATACGCCGACGCAAACGGTCAAGAAATATCTTTCTGTCCCTCTTCGCCTCTTCCACCGTCTCTGCTCGTTTATCTCTTTCATAAGTCAGCGTTATGTGATAATCACCTGGCACGAAATTGGCATTCATTAGAATTGTTAATTCCGTAATGGCTTTTCTTAAATTTATTTTTTTCTGTGATTCCTTGGTGTCCTTCATCTTTTCCGACCGGGTAGCACCAGGTGGATGTATATGTGAAGAATAACTCCTCTCGTACAAAACAGTTCGTCCTGCTCTTGTCACTTTTTCTATGTATGGCATAAACAATCTTCCTTTACGCTAGAAATAATACCCTTATCGAGTTATAAAAAACGGCTGCATTGTCCGTTTTTCTTGCTTTTCAAAGCCATACATGATATACTAAATAGTGTGTTTTAGTTGTATCTGTACAACTTTGAGCGGTCATTTATTTGACCGTTCTTTTTTTACTTGCCGCCGGTTCACATGATATTAGGTCCCGTCCACATTCAGAGCACTGTTTTTGATAAGTGCAGCTCCAATAACACTTACCACAAGAACAGGAACAAATATAAAGCGGATCCGTCCGCTTCGTCACACCGTCGGTGTAATATTCTTTCCACATCCTGCTACCTCCAGCATTTTTTCCAAATGCTCCGTTACTTCCTTTACCTTGTTATCCAGTCTCGGAAAAAAGAATCTGTTTTGATATACAAGGGTCTTGTTTTGCATTACCGACAATGCCACTACCTGTGTCTCTCCATTGATACAGAAGTACACATCCACTCCCGACATTTCATTTAATTCCATCGCTTTTTGTAAAAGATTTTCAAACATACTCAAATTCCTCACTTCCATAATTTCTTCCAATTAGCAACCGTAAACAATGCTACCCATACAGCAGAAACCGAAAACAATACGGTTTCCTGTATATATAAATCTCTTACCGCACACGCAGTCATAATACATATAACCAGAGCGATAATTGTAATGAAGCATATAACGCTCTTTTGTTTTTTCACCTTTCTCACCTCCATCTTTGTAATGCGCATTAGTGGAATGTCAGGGACTTGAACCCTGAACCGCCCGGTTATGAGCCGGGTGCTCTGACCATTGAGCTAACATTCCTTAGTAGCGGTGCTGGGTACGTGACAGCTTGTCCGCTACTCCGGCAGATTTCACATTTACAGACCACCTAATCACCGGAAAGGTCACTTGTCTTGAGTTCGCCCGCCGAATGGGCGAAATGGCGCTGCCGGGCTCGAACCGGATTAGCTTCCTACCAAATCAGCGCCCATACATCACATCATGCTCTTACAGCATTTTTTTCTATATATTTCTTTAACTTTTCAGTATCCCAATAAATTGCTCCATTTGGTTTAAACTGCGATGCAATTGTTTGACCTTTTTCTTCCCTTATATCCCGCAGTAGTTTATCTGGAAATCCTAACTCTTTTAATTCCGTTGTTTTCATTATTGGTTTTGGTAAATTCATCTATCATTCCTCCTAACTTCCATTTATTCGATTATTTGTCCTTATAATTATGTATCACTTTAAGTGGATTTTGTAGGCAAAAAAATATAATCTGATGAAATACCATATATTCTACAAAGAAGTTCCACATTAGCAAACGATGGTGATACCTTTCCATTTTCCCAATTATTTATTGTTTTATTGCTAACATGCGCTTTTTCTGCTGCTTCCACCTGTGTCAATCCTGCATTTACTCGTGCTGCAGCAAGCGAAATTTGAAACTTTGTTTGTTTGTTTTCTACCACATTATAACCTCCTTTTTGTTAATTTACTCGAATTATACCATCACTCTAAGTGTGTGTCAACACTTAAAGTGAAATATTTTATTTTTTTGTGTTGATAGATTGACACTTTTAGTGTATAATCTTTTTCAAGGAGGTGAACACGATGTCTGTAGAAGAATTTAATGCCATCTTTTCAAAAAGATTACGTTACTACCTTAATAAATATAATATGACGCAACTAGAATTATCAAAACGATTAGGCGTTGGCACAACTTCCGTTTATAATTGGTGTAATGGAATTAAAACTCCACGAATGGACAAAGTTGATTCAATGTGTAAAATCTTTAATTGCAACCGTTCAGATTTAATAGAAGATAAACCGGATACACATGAACAACCAATCTACTACCTTGACGAAGACGCAAGAGAAGCTGCCGACTTTCTTCACAAAAATCCTGAATACAAGGTTTTGTTCGATGCTTCGCGCAATATTAGTAAGGAAGATATCGAATTTGTTGCAAAAATGTTAGATAAGTTTAGAAAATAATGGGGGATGATATTATTAAAATGCGGGACGATGTGCAGGTACTTTTCTTAAAACTGCCAAATCATATCAAAGAATTTGTTACTATGAATCCAGATATGTCTTATACTATCGTATTGAATGTAAACCATTCGCACGAAACTCATCTGGAGGCCTATGCTCATGCATTACAACATATTGAAGAACACGATTTTGATAATTGTGCTTCTGCCGATATGATTGAGGTCTTTGCTCATATGAGGTGATATAGTAATTAAAGGTAAACAGAAACGCTAAACTATAAGAAAGGTGATTTATTATGTTGTTATTTTGGGCGCTAATTGGTATATGTGAAACTTTTGTTTTTTTCATTGCTTTGTTGTATTTTCAAGGCAAATGCGAAAATCCTAAATTGCTTTCCGAATTATCGCTTCCCGAATCACTTTCAAATAAGGTTGCATATCATAATGGTGCTTATACCTATGACCAACTTAAAGGGCTTAATTATTTTTCAAAATTAACTGGTTGTGTTGAAGCCATATGCAATGAACTAAGTTCGCAAACTAAATTTATAAATAACACAAGAGGACTCCCATGGTTTTTTTGTTTCCTTATTTTAACCGGCTTGCCCATTTTTTTAATAAAATGCTTAGGATCAATTAATGCATTTTGTCGCGTCACACTAGTAATTGGTATTATCATTGTCACTGTTTTCATATTCATTATTGCTGATGTAATAACAGACCATTTACGTTCCTCACATCGTTATGATGAATTATATGATTATTTACCTGAAATATATAGACAACTGATTAACAATCCACTTCCCTACAATGAATATGATTTTTGCCATGAAGATTATTGCGTTACCATGTTATACAAAGAGTACATTCATAGACTCCAGGAACATTTAAAACTTAATCGTTCTAGGTTGTCTAAAACAATAGGTGGAATTATTGTTTCACTAATTTTCACATTTGTTGCATTCAGTATTTTTATTTTATGTCGGTAACTTACATTTAATCATAATCTTCTCTGGCGTATCAAAGGGAAGTGCACATTTAGAGTGATAAATTATAAAAAAGGGTTCGCGCTACCAACACGAACCCATTGCAAATAGAATACCATAAAAACATATAATGCAAATAAAGGATGATATACTATTTACCAAAACCAACCTTATTATATCATTCTTTATTTCTAAACGCAATAAATATAGAAAGGATGATATATTATGGCACGATTTAAAAAAAGAAAAGATGGCCGATACGCCACATCAATTACTATTAATGGACAAAAATACTATCTATATGGTTCTACACAAAAGGAATTGGAAACTAAACGCCTCAAACTCCTTACCGAATCCCAAAAAAATATGTTAATTAAAACATCATCCATGCCTTTTAAGGATTATTGTGACGATTGGTTCCATTCCAGACAGATAAACCGTAATGCAAATACTCGTGATATGTATTTTTACTCTATTTATGCACATATAATTCCGGAAATTGGGCACATTCCACTTGATAAGGTCACAAAGACTGATATTCAAAGATTAATTAACAATTTAATTGAACATCCTAGCACCTGCCAAAAGATCATTAATACTCTTCGTCAACTTTTTGATGAAGCAATTGATGATGACCTCATTTACAAAAATCCTTGCTCTAAAGTCAAGTTACCTAAAGTCGTTGTAAATGATGTACCGCCTTTTAATGATTCTGAAATGGCAGCAATTCAATCGGCTGATTTATGTGTAGAAGACCGTGCTTTTGTTAATGTATTACTTGCCTTCGGTTGCCGCCGTGGTGAAGCATTGGCACTTATGTGCTCGGATTTTGACTTCAATAGTCAAACTGTTAGTTTTCAAAGGTCTATTACCTTTGATAAGAATACACCTATCATAAATCCATATATGAAAACTAAATCATCAAAAAGAGTTTTACATATTCCAAAACCTTTTTTTGATTTTTTTAAAAAGTACATAGACACACGAACCGGTCTTTATCTTTTTACAATGCGTAACGGTAATTTAATTACTAAATCATCTTACGTTAAAAAATGGAAACGTATTGAAACTTCCATTGAAAATAAATTGTATGGTGAAAATATTCTTGCTAAAATGAATACTCGTAAAATTACCGCTCTTGTATTTCGCCACAATTTTTGTACTCAGCTTTACTATTCAGGCATAAGTCGTAAAAAGGCTGTTGAAATTATGGGGCATTCAAGTTATCAAATGATTGAAAAAATATATGCTTCTCTTGATGAAAAGCAGGAGAAATCATCTGATAAAATCGATGCCATGTTTGATATTATTATTTAATTAAAAAAGCCTTTGATATAAGACTTTTTTTTCGATATTTTTGACAACTTTTCTGACAACTACTCATCTAAAAACCGCTCTGACAACTAGTTGACAACTACTAAACTAACGCAGAATAACACAGAATAACACAAAATAAAAAACCGTACAATCGCCGATTTTTCGGTAATTGTACGGTTTTACGTGTAGTGAGGCATCGGGGACTCGAACCCCGGACAACTTGATTAAAAGTCAAGTGCTCTACCACCTGAGCTAATGCCCCATAATGCCCAAAGCCGGAATCGAACCAGCGACACAAGGAT